GATCTGCGCACCTGAAGGTCAAGAGATAAGATGCACTGGGGTGAAAATAATTTAAGTTTCGCTTTTATTTTTGTTGCGCAGACCGTAACGAGGTGCGATCTTTGTGCTGCCCAATGGACGGGCCACATGGGGGCGGATATGAAAAAGTATAGCGCGACGGTTTCAGACAGTGGGAAGTTGAAGATGTTGGCCGGGTTAGATTCGGAATGGTTCAAGCTGCAGATGCGGCGCAACCACCTGACCACTCGGGGACTGGGTGAACGTGTCGGCCTGCACTATTCGGCGATTGGCCGGATGACCAACGGCCAGCAGACCATCAAGGCCAAAGACGTGGCCATGTTCGCTAAGGCGTTTGGGGTGACGGTGGAGGAAGTCATGTGCCGCGCCGGCGTGGAAGTGGCCAAATCGGCGGATACAGCCCGTGTCCCGGTTATCGGATGGGTTGACGCCGACGGGCTGGGCCACGTCGGTGATGTGGTTGGGCCACGCCTGGTGGATGGGCCGACGGGAGGCCGGGGCGGCCTCCAGGCGCTGCGGGGCGTCGGTGGGGCGAGCGATGGCTGGCTTTTCTTCTTCGACACGGCTCAGGGCGTGCCAGCCGAGGCGGTGGGGCGTTTGTGCGTGGTGCGTCTGCTGGGCGATGCGCGGGTGAGCGGCGGCATGCTGCTGCGCTGGGTCACCAAGGGCTACGAGCCAGGCGTGTGGAACCTGGGGAGATTTGATGGGCAGGGTGTGGAGAGCGGCCGGCTGGCGTCGGCAGCGCCCATTGTCTGGATGAGGCAGTAGGACCATGGGGTGGCTTTCAGTTTGGTGGATGACGCCGCGGTGTCCCGGTTGCTGGCAGAGTGGTGTGCGCTTAGCGTAATGGGGTGGGGGACGGTTGGGAAGGATTAGTTGAAAGTTTGCTGAATTTTCATAGGGTAGTGTAGATGCGGAAAGAGCCCCAGGTGTGGGGCTCTTTGAACGTGTGGTGGAAAAGAAAAAACCTTGCGATGGGTGGGGGCTACTTGGGGTGGGTGCGCGCCCAATCCCAGTTCCACATCTCGTCATTGTCGTAATAGTCTGGTAGCCCCAGCCGGTGAAAGATAACCCGCAGCGCAGCCCGGTTCTCCGGCGTGGGCGTTACGCCGCAATAGATCCATTTGGGGATTGTGCGGCGAGCGAGACCCATGTATCTAGCGAGATTGGCTTCTGTCCCAAAATGGTTCAGCAGCAAATCCCAAGGGTCGTCCCACGCCATGGGGGCAACGGCGGGGATCATCGAGTCCTCCAGCAGATGACAAAATAACATCCGTCCTCGCGCACTGTGCGGATGACGTGCCGCTCGGCTTCGTTTTTCGCCCGGCGTCGCGCGACTGCCACACCAACAGCGCGGCGCAGCTTGATGAGGGTTTCGTGCTCGCCATCGTCAGGCGTCGCAGTGAAATGCTCGCCTACCTGCAGGGCGTCGAATGGATAGCGGGTGTAGGTGGCTCGCGGCCTGCTAAACCTGGCCTCCGGTGAAAGGTGGTTCATATGGTTCCTCCTGTGCACAGGATAGCACAAAAGCACACGTATGGCACAAAATTTCTCTGGCTCTATCATTTTTTAACGTGATAACCAGTCGCAGCGCCGTTTCGCATTAAGCCAGAATATTTCAACGGCCATGTTCTGGGAGGAACCGCCTTGCGGCGACTGGTGTATCTGGCAATTCTGGCCGCATCAAGTTTTTCATTCTTTGGGCCGGGGAGTTTTCACCAGAAGCACCGCCAGAATCACCACTGGGCGAGATCCTTACGGAAAACGCTACTATGTCTTTTTCTATTGATTCTATTTATTCTATAGAAAGATAGAAATAATAGAATAGTGTATATACTGTATGGGAATTTTTGTTCTACCTTTTGTTCTGGCTTCTGGCTTCTGACCCGCCATCAAGTGTGAAATCGTGAAGCGGTAATGTGAGGGTGTCCCAGCCGGTGGCCGGGTAGTCTAAAAAGCCTAGCGATGGTCGGGCTAAAATGTGTGCTGAAATCGTAAAGTGGTAATGTGAAAGGCCCCCGGTGACGGGGGCCTTGGGTTGAGAACGGACATTCTAGGTTTAGACGGCGAAGATCACGCGCTGCCCATTGCTGCGCTGATCCAGGACGATTTGGCGCTTGTCAAACATGAACCAGCCCTTCGCGTCCTCCTCCAGGCAGACCGTGCCCTTGATCTCCGCAAATTCGTCATCGGTGATCAACCGGACCCGGTGATGGGCAGACTTGGCGAGAGTGGTCAGCTTGGACTTCAGGGAGACGGAGGGCTCTGGGATCTGGAACGCCATGGGGTGACTCCTGGGTGATCGAGAACGGACAGAATGGGTCAGTGGTTGCGGTTCTGGGTAATGGTGACTCGGTGGACCAGGGGATTCTTGCGGACCCGCCGCAGCGCCTTCCTGACCTCACGCCAGGAGGCACACCAGATGCTCGTGCCAGCGTAATAGGAGGGGTAGACCATGGGGTCGGGCTTGGTCATGACGTTGACGGCATACCGGGCGGGGTAGCGGTAGTTGTTCATGGCATGTTCTCCAGTCCGGGAACGGACATTATTTTTAGGTGTGGATTCTCGGGTTTTCACCAGAGAATCCGGTTCGTTTGGGGCGTTGATAATTTTTCAGGCTTGAGGGCCCCGATAAAATCCGGGGCCCTGCAGCTGGCCAGAATGGCCCTAGCGAAACATGTCTGCGGTCGATTGGATAGCGCATGGTAGGCCTTGGATGATCCCGTAGGCGATAGCGGTAAAGACTGCGCAGAGGATGAGACGGTGTCTCATTGGTTATGCCACACCAGCGACGTAAACCCATTCTTGAATGTCAATCATCAATTCTTCGATCTCGTGGTCGAAGTCGAATTGAGCCAGTGGTGCGTGAAGATGGAGTAGAATCCACGCGGCCCGAGCTTGAAACGACGCCTTTATATCTTCCTCCTCCTCGGCCCGCGCTTCGGCGTCTTCCAGCCGGCAGGCCAGTTCAGCTTTGGTGGTCATGGTCTTTACTCCTTTAACCGTGAATGTAGAATTTAGAACTGGGATTGTTGACCAGTTCGCTAATGTAGTGGTCAATCTGTTCAGCATCCCGCTTTGCGTGCTCAATAGACTGTTCGCCATCGTCCACGTCCAGGCGCCTGGACGGTTCGACCGCGCCATCCTGGCAGGCCTGGCGCCAGGCGGCATCAAACAAAAGCTTCCGAGTCCCGCTCTGGAGCACGGCGGCCGCCAGTTGCTTGGTAGCGGTCACGTCCCGATGCTTGAGCGTCTGACCAGTGGTCAGAAAAGCGGATGCAACACTGTGGCCAAGGAATGTAGCGTTCAGAACCTGGCCATAGCAGTTTCGAAGGATGTAAAGCCTCATAGCTATTCCCCGCTCAGAAGATTGAGTGTTTGGCGGCATTCGATTGGGAGCTGGTCCCAAAAGGTAATGAATGCGGTATTTGACGCAAGCCAACTATGTGATTGAGACTTGATTGTCACCCGGAAAGTGTCACGGGATCCGGGCATGGGAACCTGGCTGATGGTCAAGGCCTTATGCTGCTTGGCCGTATCTTTGACGCGCGCCAACAATTCTAGGCTCACGTGGCGGAACACTTTGGTTATCGAATCGGGCCAGTTTGGGAATGCCATGGCTAAAACCCCCATTCGGAGGATTGATACTCGCTGGATTCTTTGGAAACAGTCTTTTCAAGCTTGGCAATGGCGAATTCGACCCATTGGTAAGAGTCTGACTTTTCCCATCCGTCAAACTCGCAGGCCTGATATGAGTAGCAATTCAAGGCCTTGAGCGCTTGCGCTTTACCTTGGGTCGTCTTCAAATCCACTTTGACCAGTTGAACGCAGTATTCATCATACCCTTCCCACATGTCCGGGTCATGTGGATACCGCGATTGCAAGCTGGCAACATTGTCCATGACCAGCTGGTCAAAGATCGAACCAATCAACAAATGCATCACGGGATTCTGTGCAACGATCGTTGCAACTGCGGAGATATGGCGTTCACTGCATAGATACGCTGACATGGTGGTTCTCCTTTACTTTGAGAATTGATAGACGATGGACGCGACGAACAGGAAAGAGAGGAGGAAGCGGCCGAAGTGGTTCATCTTAGTAACTCCGAAGTTTGTCAGATACTTCCCGGAGACTGACGGCATGGAAACAGCCGATGCCGGCCGCACGCTCGGTCTGGCATACCGCGTAGTAGCGGCCGGTTGATCCTATGATGTGCCAAACGCCGGACAGTGGGGCGTATCCTACGCGATGAGCGTGGCCAGGGAATGGGCGATACTCGATGTTGTCAAAGGATCGGTTCATGATGTTGCCTCCATGACTCAAGGGTAGGCCGTGTTACGAAATGCGCAACAACTATTTTCGAACTATTTTTGGGGATGAAGCGACCGAAGCGGTTCACTTTAGTCCTCCAAAGCTGGGGTGAGGTCGAGATCGCCCATGATCCCAGTCCAGGGGCAGGACTCACAGAGTGCAGAGTCGTCATACTCCCGGATGATGTCCCCAAGCACTTCCACACCACATTCAGTGGGGCGGCAAGCGACGTGGACCATGACGCTGACATCTTCACTTCCGCACTCAGGGCATTTGTAGGTGTTTTGCATGGTGTTGCCTCCATGACTCAAGGGTAGGCCGTGTTACGAAATGCGCAACAACTATTTTCGAACTATTTTTGGGGTGCGACGAATTCGTGAGCCTGCGGCCGGCATCCCACGTTCCAAATAGAAGAGAGTTCTAAATGAAACTCATTTCTATCTGCGCGTCCTGCATCATCTCTCATGCGTCACGCTCATAGCTTTAGATAACGACCATTATGTAACCTTGTTCATAAGCCTAAAACCCATGTGCTGTATAGGTGCGCTACTCATCATTCATAACTGTCAGCTGCACGCTCATAAATATCGACTCTTTGATGAGCACGTCATTGCTATCGCACCCCATCCGCAGGGGCCGGCCGGCGCGTCTGGACGTGGGCGAACGCTCAGGCCTGGTCGAGGGGGACCCTTGCGATCTTTCGGCCAGAGGGAGCCGGGGGGCCGGATTCGGGCCGGCGCCGTGAAGCCCGGGGCCAAGTCCTCACCCGATTCATCATCTCTATAAAAATTTTATTTTTATTTTATGAGACCTCTTTCGCACCCTTGTCACCCCTTGCGCACCATGTCACAATCTAACCCACAAAGGAGCCCATTCATGCCTCCCCGCTTCCAGGCCATCACCATTCCCAAGGACACGCCCACCGCGCTCCAGGACCACCTCAACTCCTGCCTGTCCGAAGGCTATGACCTCCACTCGATCCTCGACTACCCCGACCTCTACATCGTCATCTGGGAGAAGCTCCCTTGAAAAAGGAATACCGCACCCGCACCAAGCCTCTCACCTCCCAGCAGGTTAAGTTCGTGGAACTCTACTGCAATGGGGCCAACGCGACCCAGGCGGCCATCGGCGCCGGCTTCGCGCCCCAGGCGGCGCACACCCGCGGCTGGAAGCTGCTGGAGATGGATCAGATCAAGGAAGCCGTCGAGGACTACCGCAAGAAGGTGGCCCGGGCCCTGGACGACAGTGCGACCTACACCGTGAAGGAAGCGGTGGAAGAGATCGAGCAACTGATCAAGTTTGCTCGCCAAACCGGCAACGCCAACGCTTACAGCCAGGCGCTGAAGCAGAAGCAGGCGCTGTACGGGCTGGGCGAAAAGGACAAGGGCAGCGATGCAGCGGGGTTTCAGATCAACATCGTCGGGCTGAGCTCGCCAAATCCCAAGGTGGTTGTGGAAGCCGAGGGGTCCATCTTTGACTGAGGTTGCTGGGCAGACCAAGGTGTGCAGTGCCTGTGGAGAGGTGAAACCGATCGCGGATTACTACGTGGCCAACAACGGCCGCGGTCCAGTCGCGCGGTGCAAACCGTGCACGGGGCTGATGCAACTCGCGTACAGGCGAAACAACCATGAGAAAGTTAAGCAAGGAGCTCGCGCGTGGGCGGCCAAGAACATGCCTCGCGCGGCGGACAAGCTACGGATCCGAAAATACGGGACCGATGGACGGGAGCAGTTCGCTGCGCAGGGGGGCAAGTGCGCCATCTGCGGGACTGAGCTCATAACCGACACCCCCAGGAGCGCGCACATCGAGGCCAAGCTTGGGGTGCTGGACCACTGCCATGAGTCGGGGGTCGTGCGCGGCTGGCTCTGCGCGCTGTGCAATGTGGCGCTGGGGAGATTCAAGGACAGCCCGGAGCTCCTCCGCAAAGCCGCCGACTACTTGGAGCGGTTCGAGGTGTTCAAGTGAGCGACCTGACCTTCAAGCCCAGCGGACCCGTGATCCGCGCCTGGATGGAAGATCCCGCCTTCGTCAAGATCCTGATGGGCCCTCTGGGCTCGGGGAAAACGGCCGCAGCTTGCGTGGAGATCCTGCGCCGAGCGATGGGGCAGGCCCCCGGGCCCGACGGCGTCCGGCGCTCCCGGTGGGCGATCATTAGAAACACATTCGCGGAGCTCCGGACAACTACCGTCAAGAGCTGGACCCAGTGGGTGCCCCCTCAGTTCGGAAAGCTGACGATGGGCGGCTCGCCCATAACCCATCGCATAACAACGAAAGAGCTCGATGTTGAAGTTTTTTTCGTACCACTTGACTCTGACGACGACGTTAGAAAATTGCTCTCTTTGGAGCTCACCGGGGGCTGGATCGACGAGTGCCGGGAGATTCAGAAGTCCGTCCTAGACGCGCTGACCGGGCGTGTCGGCCGATACCCAAGCAGGCTCATGGGCGGCTGCACCTGGTCGGGGATTTTGCTCACCAGCAACCCCAGTGACACAGAGTCCTGGCTTTACAAAGTGGCCAATAATCTCCCTGAAGGATGGGCCTTTCATCACCAGCCTGGGGGACTGGAACCGAATGCAGAGAACAAAGACAACCTACCCATCAACTACTACGAGAGAATGGCAGCCGGTAAGGACCCAGAATGGGTTAAGGTTTTTATTGATGGATTATTTGGGTTCCTCATCGAAGGCCAGGTCGTCTACCCCAGCTTCCGCGACAGCGTCCACGTTCCTGCGGCCCCCGTCCCTCCTCTCCCAGGCATTCCCCTGGTGCTCGGCGCCGACTGGGGGCTGACCCCAGCGTGCGCGATCTGCCAGCAGTGGCCCGACGGCAGGATCCTGGTGGTGGACGAGTACGTGTGCGACGATTCCGGGATCATACGATTCGCTGACTCCCTGACCGCGTTCATGAAGCAGCGCTACCCTGACTTCCAGGTCTCGGCAGCCATCGGCGATCCGGCCGGGACTTCACGCGGTCCCGACGAGCGGACCATCTTCGAGATCATGAACAGCCGGACCCCCTGGCGCTGGAAGCCTGCGGGCACCAACGACCCCACCCTGCGCATCGAAGCGGTGTCGGCCTTCCTCAACCGGATGGTGGATGGCAAGCCGGGCTTCATGCTCAACCCGGGCTGCGGGGTCCTGCGCAAGGGGTTCGCCGGCGGATACTGCTTCGCCAAGGTGGCCACGTCCGGCAGCGCCACCTACCACGAATCCCCCAAGAAGAACCAGTATTCCCATCCCCACGACGCACTGCAGTACGCGGTCCTGGGCATGGGCGGCTCCGATCTGGCCCTGAACCGAGAAACACGCAGGAACCGGTCTACCTTGGCCGTAGGGATGGACGACCCGGTCTTCGACCCATCCATACCGGCCCAGGGCACCGGAGTGGTCTGGGGCGACGCCAGGCCCAAGCACCTGGGCCCCAGGGACGCTCCTCGGCGCACCGCGGTCCCGGGCCAGGACTTCGACGTCTTCTCATAGCTTGCGTGTTGTGATATTCTCACCACGTTGCTATTTGGGGGTCGGCATGAGCGGCATGTTCTCGGGAATGGGCGCCAATCTCGGGCAGTCGCTCAGCCACCCGCTCAATTTCAAGTCGGCTGCGGATCCGCTGGGCATGTTCCAGTCGGCGGCCAACCCAGCTGACCCCGTCACCCCGCCCCCGGCGCCGACCCTCGGCAACAGTTCGGACAGCCTGGACGTGGCCGCTCAGCAGCAGCAGATGATGCTGCAGCGTGGGCGATCCGCCACTCTGCTGACCGGCGGCGGTGGGCTCAACAGCACCCAGTCCGCGTCGAAAACACTTTTGGGGCAGTGATGGCTGAACCTGCGGTCACCCTCCAGAACACCGATCTCGTCGATGAGATTCTGCGCGCTGCCGAAATTAAGTTCAGCAAACGGGGCATTTGGGAAGCGCAGTGGGAGCAAGTCTCTCAGAAGGTGCTGCCCTACTACAGCACCAGCTTCTTCAGCCAGGGCAACACGGTGCCCGGTGCTCAGCGCAACCAGGAGCAGTTCGACGTCACGGCGAATGGCGCCCTGCTCAAGTTCGCCAGCATCATGGAGTCTGAACTGGTCCCCATGGGATCCCAGTGGCACCGAATCCGGCCGACTGACCCCACCCTGCGCAAGTCCAGGGACGCGATGAACTGGTATGACCTGGTGGCCGACACCATGTTCCACTACCGGTATTCCCCACGGTCTGGGTTCCACAGCAACATGCACGAAGGCTTCATCTCCATCGGCGCGTTCGGCACCTGTGGCCTGTTCACCGATGCCTACCGGGATCCCACCGACCCCAGCGCCCGCGGCCTGCGCTACCGGCAGATTCCCCTGGGCGAACTGTTCTTCTCGGTCAACCACCAAGGCCAGGTCGACACTGTCTATCGTCGGTTCAAGATGACCTTGCGGCAGATCGCCCAGCGCTGGGGCAAGGACAACCTTCCACAGTCCCTGAAGGACAAGCTCAGCGCCGCGCCCGAAGAGGAAGTGTTCCTCGTCCACTGTGTCCGGCCGAACCGCGAATACGACAGCAACAGGATCGACGCGAAGGGCAAGCGGTTCAGTTCCCACTACGTTCTGAAGGATGCGCGGCATCTGCTGGAGGAAGGCGGCTATCGCACCTTCCCATACAGCGTGGCGCGCTACCTGACCGCGCCGGGCGAGGACTACGGCCGCGGTCCGGCCATGAACGTTTTCCCCAGCATCAACGTGCTGAACGAGGAGAAGAAGGTCGTCCTGAAGGTTGGGCACCGCGCGCTTGATCCGGTGCTGCTGGCCTACGACGATGGCATCCTGGACTCATTCCAGATGCGCAACGGCGCCCTGAACTACGGTGGCGTGTCCGCCGATGGCCGTCCCCTGGTCCATGCGCTGCCCACCGGAGATCCCCGGATCGGCCAGGAGATCATGGAGGATGAGCGCAAGGCCATCAACTCCGGGTTCCTGATCGACCTGTTCCAGATCCTGGTCGAGACGCCCCAGATGACGGCGACGGAAGTTCTGGAGCGTGCCCGGGAGAAGGGCGCGCTCATCTCGCCCACCATGGGCCGGTTCCAGAGCGAAGGCCTGGGCCCGATGATCGAGCGGGAGTTCGACCTGCTGGTCTACCAGGGCCTGATCCCCCCGCCGCCCCAGATCATCCTGGATGCCAACGCCGAATACAAGATCGAGTACGATGCGCCACTCAACCGGCAGATGCGCTCCGAAGCGGCGTCCGGCATCATGCGCAGCGTCCAGTATTCCGCCGAGATCGCCAGCCAGACCCAGGATCCCAGCGTCATGGACTGGTATGACTTCGACGTCATCACCCCCGAGGTGGCCGACATCAACGGCGCGCCGTCCAGGTTCATCCGCAGCGCCGACGCTGTGGCTCAGCTGCGCCAGGGCCGGCAGCAGGACAAGCAGGCCGCCCAACTCACCCAGGCGCTGCCTGGCATGGCGGCCATGACCAAGGCTGTGGCGCCGCAGGGCAGCATGCCCAACCAGGGGCAACCAGGATGAGCATCTTCGACCCCATCAAGGACTTCATCAGCCGGCGCCGCAACGCCTACTGCCTCACGTTCAAAGGCCCCCTTGGACAGGAAGTGCTCTGTGATCTGGCCCGGTTCTGCCGCGCCCGCGAGAGCACCTTTCATCCGGACCCCCGGCTGCACGCTGTGGCTGAGGGTCGCCGGGAGGTCTGGTTGCGCATCTCCAACCACCTCAGGATGACCGACGACGAACTCTACGAACTCCTGCGCGTCAACGCGCCCCAGCCCCCAAGGAGCCCCAATGCCTGACGAACTGACCCCCGAAGCCCAGGCCGAAGCTCTCCTGCAGAGCGAAGGCTACGTCATCGCGCCTCCCCCGAACCTTCCGCCGGCCAAGACTTCCAGCATCTGGAAGCCGCTTCCCCAGGAGTTCTTCCTGCAGGAAATCCAGGATCTCGCCACCGCGGTCGGCGTCTCCTGCCCTGAGCAGGCGTCCTTCACCATGTCCGACACCGAGCAGGACGGTGTCCCCGGCCACACCCTGACCGCTTCGGTCAACTAAGGAGCAAGCATGCCTGAACTTCTCACCCCCGTCGCCGACGGACAAGGTGGAGCACCGCCCACAACCGCAGCCACCACCCTCACCACGGCGCCGACCGTTCCGCCCGTCGCCGCCCCCGCATGGCTGACCGGCGCCGACGAAGCCCGGGTGGGCTACGTCCAGAACAAGGGTTGGACCGACCCGACCCAGGTGGTCGAGTCCTACGTCAACCTGGAGAAGCTGCTGGGCGCGGACCGCGCCGGCCGCACGGTGGTGCTGCCCAACCCGGACGCGGCGCCGGCGGAACTGGCTTCCTTTTACGACAAGCTCGGCCGGCCGTCCGATCCCACCGGCTACAAGATTCCCGTTCCCGAGGGTGTGCCGCCTGAGTTCGCCACCGGCGCGGCCAAGCTCATGCACGAGCTGGGCATCCCGAAGGCAGCCGGCGAAGGCCTGGCTTCCTGGTGGAACGAGCAGGCCGCCGCGGCCCAGGCCACCCAGAAGGCTGCTCTGGACGCTTCCATCGCAGCCGACGACGCCCAGCTCAAGAAGGACTGGGGCTCCGCGTTCCAGCAGAATGTCGCCCAGGCCCAGTCCGCAGTGCGCGCCCTGGGCATCGACAAGGCCACCATCGACAAGATGGAAGCCAACATGGGGCTCAAGGCCACCATGGAGCTGTTCCAGAAGATCGGCGCGAAGACCGGCGAACCCGACTTCGTCACCGGTGAAGGTGGACAGAAGTTCGGCAACGCGCTCACTCCGGGGCAGGCCCTGGCCAAGATCGCCGAGCTGAAAGCCGACCGTGACTTCATCACCAAGCTCTCTCGGGGTGACGCCGGGGCCCGGGCCGAACTGTCCAAGCTGAATGCCTTCGCGTATCCGGAAGGTTCCTAGTGGACACCTATGAAATCAGACTCCGCTGCCTGGAGCTGGCCATCCTCCAGTGCAAATCCGATGGCACCTACGGCAACATCGAGCATGTTGCGGAAATCTCCACTAAGTTCTATAATCACATCACCGAGGCTCCCGAGCCCGTTCCGGAGACGGAACCCGTAAAGAAGTCCCGGCAGACAAAAGCGGATAAGGCTGTTCCCTCAGTTTTCGAATAGCTCCCGTAGTCTGCTCCAGCCGTGACAGGCCCCTCCATCCGAGGACAAGCCGAGGGTAGATGACCCCCTAAAGGTCAATGCTTTCAACTTTTCCTCGGAGGACATTGTGTCCTATCAAATCACCACTGCCCAGGTCCAGGAATACTCGACCGTCGTTGCGATGCTCCTTCAGCAGAAGGGCAGCCGCCTGCGCGGCGCCGTAGAGAACCGCCAGTTCTTCGGCATGGCCGCCTCCATGATGGAGCAGATCGGTTCCGTCAACCCGGTGTTCAACCAGGGTCGGCACACCGATACGCCCCTCATCTCCACTCCCCAGGATCGCCGCTGGATCTATCCGATTGACGCTGACTGGGCCGAGCTGGTCGACAATCAGGACAAGCTCCGGTTGCTGATCGACCCCACCGGCTACTACGCCCAGGCCGGCACCATGGCCATGGGTCGCGCGCAGGACGACGTGATCATCGCCGGTCATCTCGGCTCGAACAACACGGGTGAGACCGGCGCGAACGCGACCGGCCTGCTGTCCGACTACAACTCCGGTTCCCAGATGGTGGCCTCCACCGTCGGCGCTTCGGCCGCGACCGGGCTGAACATCGCCAAGCTGCGCGCCGCCCGCAAGCTGCTGGAACTGTCCGACGTGGACGTGGACAACGATCCGCTCTACATGATCGTCAGCGCCCAGCAGAACGACAACCTGCGCAACGAAGCGCAGTTTATCAACACGGACTACAACACCCGCCCGGTCCTGGTGGATGGCAAGATCACCAACTTCATGGGCTTCAACTTCATCCACTCCGAGCGCATCCCCGGCGCCGCGAACTTCGCCAGCACCCTGAGCCTGAACAGTGGGCTCACCTCCTCGGACGTGGACGGCAACTACGTCACCGGCTCGCGCTGGATCGTGCCCTTCTGGGCCAAGTCCGGCATGTGCATGGGCATCTGGAACGACATCCAGGCCAGCGTTGATCGGCGCCCCGACAAGCGCAATTCGATGCAGGTCTACATCACCGAAACGATTGGCGCCGCTCGGACTGAAGAGAAGCGCTGCGGCATCATCTGCTGCAAGTAAACCCCTCCTGACCAGACCCTTCGGGGTCTGGTCAAACCGCTTCTTCCCCTTCGTCCTTCCTCTGGAGAATCAAATGGCCGCCTACTACTCTGCTGAAATGGCCGGCACCGCGAACCTCACCGCGATTCCTGTCGGCTACAAGCCCCAAGCCTCCGTCTATCAGGCACGCCTGAAGCGGATGCGCGCCACCATCACCTGGAATACCCAGACCACCTCGGACACCCTGGTGCTCGGCATCCTGCCCGTCGGCGCGACCTTCGCCTTCGGCGTCATCACCCAGAACGCCACCATGGGCGCTTCGGCTACCCTGGCCATCGGCAACGCCTCCAGCACTGGCAAGTACCGCGCCGCCGCAACCTCGACCGCCGCTGATGGCGCCCCTGCCTTCTTCGGCATGACCGCTGTGGCTGGCCAGGTGGCTCCTTCCACCGCGGAAGAGACCATCATCGGCACCATCGCCGCGGCCTCGCTGCCCGCTTCCGGCACCCAGGTGATCGACATCTTCTACTCGATGCCCCAGTAAGCCGAAACGTCGAAGGGGCTGGCCTGGCGGCCGGTCCCTTTTCCTCCTGAAAGGGGAGCCCAGTGACCAATTACTACTACGGCATCAACCAGGGTCAGAACGAGTATCAGGCTGTCGTCGGAACCTCCACCAACAGCACCGACATCGAGGTCAACGTCAATGGGGCCAACGTGCCGGACAAGGAGTCGGTTCTGCTCGCCCTGGAAAAGTTGGAGAATTACATCCTGAGCCTCAATTACACGCCGCTGTAGGAGTAGGCCATGCCCGTAAATCGTTGTGATCCTCTCGCGTACAACCTCGGCAGCAACTTGTCGGCTACCGGAGCCGCGGTTGCGATCCTCGGTGGCGAGTACATGTTCTGGGCCGAGGGAACCCCGGCGGGCGCCACCACCAGCCTCCAGTTTCAGGCGCCGTTCACCAACACCTGGATTGACGTCCAGGTGTTCAACGGTTCCCCGGTCAAGTCGGCCACGCTGCCGTTCAGCCAGACGACCATCGACCTTCCTGCGGGCAACGTCCGAGTGGCTTCCACTGGAGGCACCATCAGTGGGCTTTACGCCAGCCTCATCGGGCTCGGCTAAGGAGTAGGTCATGTCCCAAAGCGATGTCGACTGCTGCAACTCGGCTCTCCAGCGTCTTGGCGAGCCTAGTGTCATCGCCCTGGACAGCAGCACACTCCAGGGGCGGCAGCTTCTCATCGCCTACGACAGCAATCGGAAGAGCGAGCTCCGCAAGCATCGGTGGAACTTCTCGATCAAGCGGGCCGTCCTCGCTCCGGACACGGCCACGCCGCTCTTCCACTTCACCTATCAGTTCACCCTGCCTGCCGACTGCCTGCGCGTGCTGATGCCGAAGGACGTGGACCTGGACTGGGTGGTCGAGGGTCGGAAGATCCTCAGCAACGCCAGCAGCGTGCTGAACCTGCGCTACATCGCGGACGTCACTGATGCGACCCAGTGGGACTCGATCTTCTACGACATGCTCGCCAGCAGCCTGGCCAGCGACCTCTGCCAGCGCCTGACCAACTCGACGGCGAAGAAGCAAGCCATCGACGCGGAATACGCCGAGCTCTCCCGCGAGGCTCGCCGGAACAATGCCTTCGAACAACGCCCGGTGGAACCCCCGGACGACGGCTTCCTGACCGCACATCGCAGCGGGTTCACTCAAGAGGGCGGCAGCGCGTGGCCGGCCGGCTGGGTCAACATCACGATCCAGGCAGAACCGTAAGCCATGGCCAAATCTACTTGGACCCAGAGCAACTTCAACGGGGGCGAATGGTCCCCGCTTGCGTACGGACGCTACGACCTGGCCAAATACAAGAACGGCTTGGCCCTGTGTCAGAACTACATCCCGACGCAGCAGGGCGGCCTGACCCGGCGCCCGGGCTTCGCGTTCATCGCCCAGGTCAAGGACAGCACCTACGCCCCGCGGCTCCAGCCGTTCGAGTTCTCGATCACCCAGGCTTACTTGCTGGAGGTCGGGAACACCTACGTCCGCATCTTCGCCAACGGTGCGCCACTTCTGAACACCGGGGTGCCGGTCGAGGTGGTCACGCCCTACCTCACGGCCGAACTCTGGGGCATGAGCTTCGCACAGAGCGCGGACACGCTCTACATCGCGCACGCCAATCATCCGCCCGCGAAGCTGCAGCGGGCCGGGGCACTGGCGTGGACCTACACCCCCATCTCACTGCTGGATGGCCCATACCTGCCGGTCAACGTCACGGCGACCACGCTCATTCCGTCCGGCATTCAGGCTGTGGCAACTTGCACCGAGTCCGGCGGTGGAGTCCAGAACACGATCAGCATTTCGAATCAAGGCATGGGCTACGACAGCGCCAATCCGCCGGCCATCTCGTTTACGGGGGGCGCGGGCGCCAACGCGGCAGCGACGGCCACTGTGGTGAATGGCGCCATCACGGCCATCACCGTGACGAACCCCGGCACCGGTTACACGTCCAACCCCACCGTGGTGATCGCGCCTCCGATCGTCACCAGTGGAACCAGCATCGTCACGGCCAGCAGCGTCGTCGGCATCAACGCAACCACCGGAAACACCGGAACTGGGTTCCGATCCAGCGACACTGGCCGCGTCCTGCGCCTGAAGTGCGGGGGCGTGTGGCTGTGGGGCACGATGACCTTCACCGACACCACCCACGTCCAGTGGGCCATTGCGCCGCCCCTCGGCTCCCAACTGCCCGCGACCGCGACCGCGACCGCGAGCACCAGCGGTGGCAGCGTCTTCGGAGTCACCGTTACCAACGGCGGCAGCGGCTACGGGGCGCAGCCCCCGAGCGTCACCTTCTCCGGTGGCGGCGGCAGCGGCGCTATCGCCTACGCTAATCTCACCAATGGCGTCGTAACCTCGATCACCATCAGTGTGACCGGCACCGGTTACAGCACGGCGCCCACCGTCACCCTAGCCGCGCCCACCGCCATAGTTCCGGCCACCACCACCTTCTGGTGCCTGGGCCTCTACAACTCGGATGACGGGTATCCCAGTACCGTCACCTTCCACCAGAGCCGATTGATCTGGGGTAGCGCGGCGAACAGTCCGGGTCGCCTGGATGGTTCAAACAGCGGCGACTACGAGAACCAGGCGCCCACCAACCTTGACGGCACGGTGGTGGACTCCAACGCCATCGGCTTCGATCTGGACGCTGGCGTGGTCAACGCGATCCAGTGGATGTCCTCGGACGCCCAGGGCCTCTTGGTCGGAACCGCGGGGGGCGAGTGGATCGTCGCACCTACTGGCGGCACGGGTGCTGCCATCACCCCGAGCAACGTCAACGCGCAGTTCCTCGGCAATTATGGGTCCAAGCAGATCCCCCCGATCCGCTGTGGCAAGCAGACCCTGTTCGTTCAGCGCACCGGTCGCAAGCTGCGCGAGATGACCTACCAGTTCATGTACAACACGTTCCAGACCCTGGATATCTCGCTGGTGAGCGAGCATCTGACTAAGGGCGGCCTGAAGCAGCTGGCGCTGCAGCTCGCACCGCAGCAGATCATCTGGGCTGTGCGAAACGATGGCACCCTGGTGGCGATCACCTACGACAAGGACCAGGAAACCTGCGGTTGGCATCAGCACCCCATGAGCGCCGGTGCCATCGTAGAGAGCGTGGCCACCATCCCGGCGCCGGACATCACCAGGGACGACGTATGGTGTGTGGTCAACCGGCCGGTCATCGGGGGCATATTCGGCGAGGTCATCCGCACCATCGAGCTCATGTCGAAGCCCTGGGAAGACGGGGACGCCATAGAGAACGCGAAATTCCTGGATGGTTCGGTGACGTCGACGGGGACGCTCGGTCTGAACTACATCGTCGGCCTGAACCATCTGGTCGGCCAAACCGTCAGCGTGCTGGTGGACGGAGCTGTCCACCCTGACTGCGTGGTGGACAACACCGGGCAGATCACGCTCAACTATCTGGGATACACACGCTACGCTGGCCTGGAATACAAGAGCGCCGGCCGGACCCTCTGCATTGAATCGGGGGGTGCCGAAGGCCCGACCCAGGGCAAGTACAAGAAAGTTTTCCGCACCATCTTCCGGTTCTTCCAGTCCATCGGGCTAAGCCTGGAGTCTCAGTCTTCCCCCACCGGGCTTGATGTTCAGCCATGGCGCTCCAGCACTGACGACATGGATTCCCAGGTGGCGCTCTATGACGGGTTCAAACGCTGGACCTATGACGGCGTCAGCAGCGAAGCTGGCGACGTTTACTGGGAAACCGATTCCCCTCTGCCTTCGAACATCACCTGCCTCACCGTCCAGCTGGACACCCAGGATAACCAATGATCATGGTCCCCTACAAGGCTGAGCATATGCTGACTCTCCAGGTCCAGCAGGCGCAGCTTGGGACGTTCCCCTGCACTCTGGAGTATGCCAAGAGCGCCGAGGGCCCGCAGAGCTGGACTGCAATGGAAGGCGACGAATTGCTGGGCATCGGG